CAAATAACAGTCTTTCTATAAATTGGTTTTCCATCAATCCACTTACCTACAACAATCTCTTCTGTACTATATGTTGTGTAAGTATCTGATAATGGCATATCTGGGACATAATAAGTAGTCCCATCATTCTTTTCTTCTTCACTTAATGCTTGATATTCATTATATGATAATGTTTTTTCTTTTACTAAAGAAGGGCAATTTTCAATATTATTGCCCCTCATGTCTAAGTTTTCTCCAATTTTCATAATTGCCCCTCCTAGAATTATCCCATTACAACTACATTAAAAGTGTCTGTAAGTTCTAAAACTGCATTTCCAACTAGTTTGATTGTATTATCTGTTTGACTTGCTTTATCTATACCAAATACCCATTCCTCTCCAGTAGTTGCATGAGTTGTTTTTACTATAATATCCTTTGTACCTAATCCGTGTGTAATAGTATATTCTTTTTCTACTCCATCTCCTGTAAATACTCCTACATATTTATTTATACCTTGTGAGCCTTTAAGCTTTGAAAATACTAAAGAGTCGGTATCTAAAGTTGGTTGAGTATTATTTACTAATTGCCAAGTAACGTCCGAGTTTTCTGTACCTTCCATAACTGGAATTGATACGTTAGGTTGGATTTTTTGGCTTTCGTCAAAATCTTCTGATCTAGTTAATACTGCTTGGTCACCACTAGTTACCCCTAGAGTAGTTAATGTATAAATACCATTTTGAGTATTGTCTGTTTGCCCTGCTAAAAGCACCCTGTCATTTAATTGTAATGTTACACCATCAATAATAACCTCTGCTGCTACTGTTTGAGTTAATGTTAAAGCTACAGAGTCATAAGAACTATCTAAATTTTCAGCTAAAACAACTCTAACTGGTTCTTTCATTCTTTTGCCGACTGCATTATCAACATATTCTTTGTTTGCTATTTCCTCTTTAGAAGTTGGTACTTTAGGGTAAATAGTAGTTACATTTAATACTTTGTTTGCCATTTTAAAACCTTCTTTCTACTTTTTAACTATTGCTTTTCCTTTTATTGAAGTTAGGAAAGTTACTTTAATATTGTTTGGTGTCGCATTGTCATAATCTGCTATTCCTTCTTGCCAATCCCCTTTATCATCAATAATTAAGATAGTAGGGTATTGAGTCCCTAGATTATGCTGAATATTCCATGTTGTAGTAGCTAGTGTTTGTGTATGTATATATGGCTTTCCTTCTGCTACTTTTTCATAGAAGGTTGTCCCATTCCATACCCACCAGTTACCCGTTGTCAAATCCTCGTAGTAATCCCCTTTACTTCCTGTGTAGGTTGGTGGTAGTTGCGATTTATTTGTTACCTCTCCAACTTTAATAAATCCAGTCCCACCAGTTAAGCCATTTACACATAAATAATATAAATATTCTTCTTTACGTCCTTTGGGTGCAGGTAAGTTTGTATTATTTCCAGTTGCTAAGGCGTATAAGTAAATCTCTTCTCTACTTTTTGGATTACTTAAAATATTACTCATTCTTTCCCCTCCTTTCATCTGTAATTATATAAAGAAAACACTATTTTTTTACTTTGATTTTCCTTGTATTTTTTCTATTTCTTCTTTTGCTTTTTCATAATCTTTCTTAGCTGCTTTCATATCTGTAATAGGTAATAGTGTACATCTACAATTAGCATGAGTAGGTGGTGTAGGGGCGTTGTTAATATTATATATATTCCCATGTAAAGCCCCGCAACTTGGGCAAGTCCTTTCATCTGTAGCACTCCAAAACTGTACTTGCTTTATACCACAATCCTTATAACTTTCTTGTGCTGATAAATTTAAATAGTGCATTGTTTCAGTTCTTACAAGCCTATGACATATGTCTAAATCTTTGTTCATTCTGCCTTTAAGCTTGTAAGCCATTTCAATGAATGTCTTTCCTTGGTTAATCCCATTTACTAATATTTCTTTTAACTCTTTTACCAGTCTATCGTTATTTTCCCATAGCCTTTTACTAAAGTTACTACCTTTCCACTCTTTATATAAAAGCGTTTCTAGGGCTTTCTGTGGCACTTCTGTAAACTCAAGGTCTAATTCTAAGGCTATTTGCTTGTACACCTCTTTATAGCCCTCTATAGCGTTATTTATATAATGCTCCTGCACTTTGTCCCCTAGTTCTCCCACAATGTTTACTATTTTCTTGTTCAGCTTATTTAATCTGTTAAATTTATAGATATCGCTACGTGTATAATTCCCACCTTTAAATTTCATAGCAAGGGTAAATAGTTCATTTTGAATATCTGCAGTAGCTTTATCATACATTTCTATTAAAGCCTTGTTTTTATCTTCTATAGAGTTGTATGTTTTCCAAGTATTGTTCGCTATTCTCTTTTCCCAGTATTCAGCATTTTTCATTATTTATCTTCCTTTTCTTCTTGTGGGATAGGTACTTTATCCGTAAAAGTTTTTGTTGCTTTATCCTGTTCTTCTTTTAACTTTTTTTCTTTCTCTACATCTTTTACCCAAGGGTGATTACTTAATACTGTATCATCACTAACTAAACCAACTGAATTATTACAATTTTGGATTGCTTCTGCTTCATTTATTTTCATGTTTCTATTAAATACAATTTCTATTTCTTCATTATAAGAGCCAAGGTTCATTTCCTGCATATATCTATTAACAAAATACATTAAGTTTTCAAAGGCAAAGCTAAATTCATCTTCTAAAGCATTGCACTTTAAATCTAATTTAGCATACATAAAGCCTAAAGCAATTCCACTAGGATTATTACCGAACTTATCAATATCTACATTTACACCTTGCCCACTATCTGTAATATCTTTTATTAATTGCTCGTAGTGTTCTTTTAAGGCTGATACGTCCATAGTAGGATTAAGAGTAGTTACGTCCCCATCTTCATCAATCTTTATGGCTCTGTTTTCGTTTAAGTCCCTCATGAACTCGTTTATATCCTCGCCACCATAATCCTTTAATATGAATATTAGATTTTTTACATCTTCCACAAAGTTTGCAGTTTCACTTCTAGTCAAATCATAGTTATCTATAAGACTCTTTACAAACTTAATGTCGGGTAACTCTACTCTATTATTTTTAAATGCTATAAAAGGCACTTTCCCCCAACTAGTCCATACTCCATTTTTACTATAGTGACTTACTACATCACCCTCTAAATAGTTTTTGTCTAAACATGGAATTAAGCTATTATATTTCTTTATGTAATATTGAACTCCTGTGGGTGTCCATACCTCCACATTAGTTATTCTTTCACTTTTACTATTTTTCCAAATAACATTATCATATACCCTTATCATTGCCTTTAGTTCCTCATGGCTATTATCAACCCATACTGGTATACATTGTTCAGAAGGTATTATTAGAGTCTTGAATTGTCCTGTTTCATCAATATAAACGTGTAGCCAACCTTTATCTTTGTTACTTGCTTCTATTCCTAAACCCGATAATTGATATTTAAACTTCTTAGGATTTAATATCCTGTTTACTGTTTCTACGTATTGCTTATTCTCGCATTTAAGGGTATAAGGCTTTCCTAATAGATAATTAATCTTTTCATCAACTAGCCCTTTATATTTAGCGTGTGCAAGTTTATTATTAGCCTTGTATGTTTCTTCTATCTCCTGCCCTCTTACTACCTTTGTTATCCTTCTGTTTAATATGTCATTATCTACTCTATAATATCTATCTCCTGTAAGCATTAAATCTCTTTCTTTTGATCCTTTGAACTGGTTAATATATTGAATTATGATTTCCTCGTTTAATTCTGCATTATTCATGTACTTTACACCCTCCCAACTCTTTTTAAAATTCTTAAAAAAATCCCTTATTTTCACGACCTCACCCCTTTTTTATGTTATTTATCGTCATTTTATTTAATATAAAATAGGCTTAAATCTAGTAATATCAATGCATAAAAGATTTTATAGCGAATTTCATTAAATCTATGTTTAGCGAAATTACATAACGAAATTTATTCTTTTTAACTCTAAACAAATAGATACTATAACACTAATTATAGCAAAGAAATATAGTATCATTTCTAGTATTTTATTTTCATTTTCTCCTTCATGTATTCCAATAGCCATAAATACATATGCTAAAGCTTGTAAATACCATGTATTCATATTATCCCCCTTATAACGCTCTTATACTTCCACCTTTAAGACTACTTACCTCATAATCATCTAACGCATACCATATAGCACTTCATTTTTGTTATCGTAAAGGCTCTTTATCCCTTACTTCTTACAATTCATATTCTTGTAAGTTCGGACTATCTTTTAATTTATTATAATCAAGATAAAATATCCTATATCTTTTTCTTACTAACCATTTATTGTTAATTGCATTAGTAACGTTTATTTTATCTTCAAAATGTTTTCTTAAAGCTCTAGTAGTAGGATATATTTTATATTTATCTTCTACAACATCATGTAATACAACTGTTTTATATTTTGAATTATTAAGTATATTTATCACATGATATATGTCTTTTTTAGTTGAGTATATATATTTTTCTCCTCTTTTGTCTTTTAATCTTGTATCAACTATACCTATAGTATCAAGCGTGGCGTTACTCATTCCTTTATATTCTCCTATAAAGTTTAATTTAAAGTCATATACATATATATAATCACATTTTTTGTTTATCATTCTTTCTATTTTAGAACCATATGTATTATTATATTTTCTGTCACACCATTCAAGATTACTCACGACATTGTTACTTTTATTTTCATCTTTATGATTAACTTCTTTTAATCCTTTTGGATTACTTATAAAAGCCTTAGCTACTAGCCTGTGCAAATATTCTTTTTTATATTTCCTACAATTCTTCAACTTTAAATTTACCATTTTATACCCTTTCCCGTTGTCATGTATTTTACAGAAACCTTTTATTTTTTCTGAATACACTTTTCCTTCTTTGGATATATAGTAAATATCTAAAACATTTTCGTAGCCTTGCAATTCATTTATTTTTTTCATATAATCACCTCTATTTGATTATACAATACCATAATGCATATTGCAATGTACTATAATAAATTTCGCGGTCTCGTGGAAAGATTATATTCTCTTAAAGAGGTTCACTTTCTAGTCTCTGCCCCTCGTATACTCTTTACTTTATACGTTCGGTTCGGATTAGCTTCTCAGCCTTCCCGCTTTATACCGCGATTTTACTACGCCAAGTTATATGGTTTAGCGTATGTGGGTCAATGTTAAATTCATCTTCTATTATTTCTCCGTTTTTATCAACTTTAAATGTTAGATCCTGCAACTCTCCTATTGTATTTGGACAGGCATTGGAGCAAATAATTTTATTAAATCTTTTTACCTTCTTGGTGTATGTACTTCTTGAACCTTGGAATTTCTTACAAGCTTTCATTCTAAAGCCTTCTTGCTTATAATACTTAATTGCCTTAGGCTCTGCACAATCTGCCTTTATCAATTCTCTTGTTTCTTTAAATTCTTTTATATCCTCTGCAATTTGGTTATCTGTTTTCCCTTTGGTGTAGTACTCATAGTAAATATAAAGTATCTTATTGTCATGATTTATTGCTAATCTTAACAATGCATTATATGAGGTTACAAATCCAAAGTCCATACCACATTTAAGCATTACATTGTTACACTTCTTTATAGCTTCCATAACCTCGTTGTGTGGCTTTACTTCAAATTGAGGGAATACTAAAGTACCATTTACACCAAAACGCCCTTTTCTTGCTATTCTCCAAAGGTCTGGGTCACTATTCTTTAAATCGTCTAAGGTTTCAATATATTCTTGAGGGACAAAGTAATTGTCGTCTACTGTACTATGGTGATAGTATGTATTGTCAGTAACTATTATTCTTTTCTCATAAAGTTCCTCATCATCAAGTATAGTTATTTCCTCGTTATCTTCATTCTTATACTTAAAGAAATCCTTATAACACCAATTCCCTTTACTAACTGGATTAGTAGAAAATATAATGTGGTTGCTTACATCATTATTTCTTAAACGCCCTCTTAATTCCTTTATACCTTCATGTTTAACCTCTGAACACTCTTCTATCCATATAATAGATACTCCATTGATAGACTTCATTTTCTCGGGCTTGTCCATACCTTTGAATATAAAGCTTGATCCATTGGGAAATGTAATACCCATAGGTGATTTAGTAGGTGTATAATCTCTATTCTCCACAAGTCCCATTCTCATACATACTTCTTTTAATAAGTCAAAGCATGAGTCCCTTATAGTGTCATATACTTCACGTACTACTAATATCTTTCTTTTCTCTTCTAAAGCTTTTACAACTAGCTTAGTAGCAATATGGAATGATTTACTTGAACCATACCCACCAACTAAAAAATAGTATTTCTTTGACCAATCCTGTACAAAATCGTAAAAGTGGTCATTCAGTAAAAATTCTTGTTCCTCATATTCTTCTATCTTTTCCATGTGTTCCTCCTTCCTGCTAAAATTCGTTTTTTATATAGCGAAATTGTATTTTTTAATAAAAAGTTTAGTATTACAAAACTAAATAATATTTTTTTTCAATATCAAAATTAAAGAAATGGCTTATTTACTTGTTTTCTTATGATTTCGTAAAATAAATATTTAGCGAAATTGTAAAAGCGAAATTTTAACCTTGTTTTGATAATTTGTTAATGTTTTTTGATAATTTAGCAATTTTGGTTGTATTCTGCCTACGAGCAACTTATAAATCCGTTAATAATCGGCATTGTTTTTTAACAAACTATTAAATTAGCCCTACTTTTTACCCTTCTTATTGCTGCTACTAGCTTTACCAAATACAACTTTAACAGGTTTACTTACTTCTACTTGTGCTTTATCTGTAAATAGCTTATATCTCTTTCCTAACAGTTCTGCACACTTTGTCCTATCTTGAATACCTACTTCCAAACCAAAGGCGTCCTTTTCTTGCCCTCTCATGACTCTTGTAAGGTACTCTAACACCTCTTTGGGCTTGGCTATCCTTTCGTCCTCTAATTGCTTCATACGAGCTTCATAGTACTGTTTAACGCCTTCTTTGGTCATCACTCTGTTAGCATTCTTTCTCGCACTATCTGATTTGCATTTATAAATCTCTGCATATGCTTGAGTCTTATTTCCTAACTCAAGAAATTTGTCAATGAAAGCCTTTTCTTTTTCCGTTGGTTTTCTAACTGTAGCCATTATATATATTCCTCCTTTCTCATGTAATCAATGTTATAAAAATTATAAGGTATGTTACCAATCATTAATACTACTATTCCATTGTTAATACTTATAAGAGTACCTTTGTACCTTGCTTCCTTTATTCCTATCTCTACTCTATCTCCTGGCTTTATATTATCCATATCCTTTATTCCTCCTCCTGGACTTCTTTTATTATCTCTGATAGCTTTTTTAATAACTCTACTTTCTTATATGTCTTGAATATCTCTACTTTTACATATTTGTATTTTTCATTTTTCTTTTTATTATAGATCCTGTTATATTCTTCTGTTGGTATTAGCTGATATAGTTTATGCTTAGTAATATGTGTTTCTGTAGTTTCAACGTAAACCTGCTCTTGCCCTAGTAAGAATATATATCCTTTTGCTTTTAAAGCAGTTAATATCTTTTGCATTGTTCTATTTATATTAATATCTATCATTCCTTTCAATAAAAAACACCTACAGGCTTTTTATACCCATAGGTGTCTTTCTTTTTACACCTTTTTAAGGGTGCAAGGTGGTATTTTTAAACATATGAAAATTATTTAATAACAAAGGAGGTTACATCACCAAAAAATAATACTCTGTACTCTACATATATTATTATATAGAAAAAGAGGTATCGGACTACTTTCCTTTACCTCTAAGTTTCTTATTCATTAAAATTCTTGTCATATCTTAGCTTTATTTCTTCCCACAAACAACCTTTAAAAGTTCTATACTTTCCATCTTCTATTTTTATAAACTGCTCTACTAGCCAATCCCTAACTCCATCTTTATTGACATCTTATTTCCTCCAAACTCTCATAATATCTTAAATCATTTTCATTTTCTTTACCTATCTTTTTTACTTTGATATTAAATTTTCAAATTCTTTTATATCTAGCTTTTCATCATTCATATAATTTTTAAATTCTCTTTCATCTATATGAGCAATTAACATATTACCTACCACCAACCTTATTCTATTTCCTTCAATCTTTGTCATAGTTATTGGCTTTCTTACATAGTAATCATCATCAGCCTGTATATATCTTTTAAATACACTAGAGCTTTTTATATACTCTTCTACTTCATTTATATTTATTACCCCTATATATCTTTCACCTTTGGTAATAGATAAGGTATGAACCATCTTATTAAATCTTATCTTAACCATTTAATGCCTCCTTTATAAAAGGGACTATATAGTCCCCTTCTGCAAACAATCATAATAATATATACTCTCTAATGCTTTAGCTTCCATGTTAAACCTTGACGTTTCGCTAAGGTTCATTTCCAAGGTTATAGCCACATTAGATTTACCTTTATTAAACTTTAAATCTAAATATGTTAAGCACTCTTCTGTTAATCCTTGTATGTTATCGTCCATGGTTTTTATAAATCTCTGCATTTCTCTAACCTTACGATTACACTTTAGGCTCTTTCTAAATAACATTTCTCTTTCTTCTTTTAATAATTTGAACTCTTTATCAGTATTCCTCATATACTTAGTTGCTTCTATTTCTTCATCAATCTGTTTTAACTGTTCATCAAGTATTTTTTTTCTATTAAGAATTACAGAAATACTATTTTTATAGTCATAATACATTCTTAATCTCTTTTTAAGCTTTTCTTTCTCTTCACAGTTCATGTGTATTCCTCCTTAGTATGTTTAAAATGGCATTTCCCCATCTTCTACAGGCGTTATATCATCATCTTTAAAATACGTATCAAATTCATTTTCATAATTGTTACCTTGTCCATTATCTCTACCACCATTAGAGCCAATAAACTCAAAGCTTTCTACTGCAACATCTGTTGTATATCTTTTAGTACCATCTTGAGCATCATAGCTCCCTGTTCTAATACTTCCACTTACTGCAATCTGTCTACCTTTTGTTAGGTATTGTGCTATTGTTTCAGCAGTTTTACCCCAACTTACACAATTAATAAAATCTGTTTCTTCCTTATTGAATTTTCTTGTAATTGCTAAAGTGAATTTACTTACCGCCTTTCCACTTCCTGCCGTAAAGGTAAGTTGTGGATCCTTTGTAAGTCTACCTAATAAAACAACCTTATTCATAAAACCACCTTCTTACTTACTTTCTGTTATAGTTATTGGTACTATACTTTCGGGTATATAGTTAACTTCATATTTGTACTTGTTGACTTTAGCCCCTCCTAAATCCTCAATAACATACATAGTGTCATCATTAAGACCTATAATATGTTTCTTGAATGTACCATCTTCCATTTCAACTACTATTGATACACTATCTTCGCTTTTATCCTCTCTACTAAAAGCCCCTATAAGTTCAAATTCTACCTTATCAGTTCTAGTGTTAATTACTGCAAATCTTCTTAATACGTTGAAATTCTCTGCTTCCTTTGATACATTATAAGAAATCTTCTTGGATTCAGTTTCTCCACACCCCGACAATCCTAAAGTAAAACCACCAATTAACATTATTGATATAACTTTTTTAACTTTACTCATTTTCAAATTCTCCTTTCTATTACCAGTATCTATTATGTGTATCTTTTATTTCTTTTTCCATTTCAAACGTTATTCTACGTATATTCTTCAATAATTCGTGTACTTTCATTTTAGAGCCTTTATTTAAGCTTTTATCTATTACACTATAGGGGCTTAATTCAGTCCCCATAGTTTCCATTTCTGCTCTTTTAAATTCATTATGATAATTAATTATTGTATCTATTTCCTTAGTAGCCATCTTTAAAAGTCTTTTTATTGTTATTTCATGTTTATTATTCATTGTTTATCTCTCTTTCTCATTTACTTAGTAGCATTAAATATATAATCTAAATCTGCTTTATTTATAATTCCTTCATCTTTACAATGATTAATCAATCCAATTACAGAATTAACAAAGAAATCTTTAGTGCAATGTATCTCTATTTCTGCACTTTCTTCATCAGCTTGTATAATAGTTATTATTTCATTTGTTGAGTGTCTTATTAAAGCATCTGAATAACACTTTATACAGATAAATCTTTTAAATTCAATATATCCATTGTTAAATTCCTCCCTGTTATAAATAAAATTATTTAAATATAACACCATTTTTAGAAATTTAACTGACCAGTTTCAAATTTATTTTTAAATAACTTTAATGTATTGGTTATTGGTTTGTTTATCCCATATGAACCAACTATAACTTGTTGCATCTGTTCCTTTTCCCGTAAAACTTGGTCGCTTACTAAGTGTATACAATCTACTTAACGGATTTTCTTGCCAAAATTTATATCTGGACTTACTTTCTAAAAAAGCAGTTCTTAGTAGTAATATCAATACCCCATTTTCTTCTAATAGTTCTAATGATTTATTCACAAACTCTATAGCCTTACTATAAGGAGGATTCCCTATTATGATGCTATATTTAGATTTCATATCTATTTGTAAGTAATCATCTATAATAACTTCATCTGAACATTGAGTAAGACTTTCTAACTCTTCCTCTCTTATTTCTAACGCTGTGATGCTTTTATTTGGATAAAAACTTTTAATAACTCTACATATGTTTCCATTACCAGCACTAGGCTCTAAAACTTTATTGCCATATTGATTTAGATCTATATTATTTAATAAATTTTCAACTACATCAATCGGGGTAGCGTAAAAATCATATGGCTTTCTTTCTGTTCCTCTATTAGTTGCACTCATCTATCTTCTCCTTTCACTCACCATATATGTTAAAGCAAAACTTACTTTGCTCTACTTATTCATTTATAGGACAACCACCACATCTGTTAATTACCCCAATATTATCTTTAATCGAAAAATATAACTCAATAACTTCTTTTAACTTTCCTGTTTCTACTTTACTACTATCTTTTTCTATTCTTTCTATCATAATATCTTTTGGTATATCTGCTCTTATACCTTCTTTTAAACAATCTACTAACTTATTGAATATTTCTTTACTTATTTTTTCCATTTTTAAAACCACCTTTTTATTATTTTCTTAACCTTATGTATATATTATACTATCTTTAACTCATTTTGTCTATAAATAACTCAAAACTTTTAAAAAATTATTTATCACATAAATACAAATCATGGAAAGTAACTGCTGCTGCGTAGGCTTGCCATATATCTTTTTTAAATCCATAAAACCAACCGGGTTCTTTTTTTGTTCCTTTTCCCTTATTAGGGGTATTTGGAGCAAACCTATCAATCAAGGCTTGTACTATATTACTATCCTTAGCTTTCATTGTGTGACATAAATTCATCTTTTCATCTTTTCTATAGATTAACTTTATATCTTCTTCTGAATAATTACATTCTATTATCTTTTGTTTAAATCTACCAATCCATACACAAGTATCAAATACAGTTGCTCCGACTGCCATACCATAACTAGCAACCATTTCTATAGCTATATTGGTTTTATTGCTGCTATTGTACCAACAAAAGTTTCCTATTTTTTTAATAAGTTCATAGTTGTTTATTTTCCCACATTCTATTATTTCTAAATTATCTTTTGTAAACACATAACCACTTTCAATATTCCCTGGATCTATTGCTAATATCATTTATAAAACTCTCCTTTTCCTTACCTCTAAATTACTTAAAGTATTATTCTTTTTATTGCCATCTATATATTTTACTCTTTCATTATCTCCTGCTTGAGTTAAATATCGTCCAATAGTACGTGGAAAATCTTTAAAAAAGTTGCTGAATATCCATGTCCAAATTTACACCAGCTTCTAGCTTTTATTATTTCCTCATTCTTTATATCAGTATAAAATAATAACTCTCCTTTACAGTCATAGCAATATATATATTTTTCATCTAATTTGTATGTGTTTCCATGGGAAAGAAATCTCCCTTTTTCTCCTCTGATAATCATATTATTTAATCCTCCCTTTGTAGCTTACTGGTGTCTTTAGCTTGTTTCCACACCATACGAGCCACCGTATATATTTCATAAATAGTTTTAGTTATCTCTTCCATTCTGTCCTTTAATTCGGCTTTCTCGCCCCTTTTAATCCCCTTTCTGAACTCACTACGAATATAACTCCACCTATCATATATTATTAACGAGTCTTTCATAAGGAAATAAGCCGTCTTACCATCATCTTCATGTAAAGCCATAAATCTTTTTTTTAGCTGAATGTATTGCTCTACATCTTCATCATAGAATGTATTATCTTCCACCCCCTGCTACCTCCTTAATCTTTTTCTACATCTATACACATTTTCTGCACAATAACTGTTTATATCTCTATACTTTTTCTTTTCTTCTGCTATTGATTTTTTATCTATATTGTTTTTTCTTTCTCTTAACATTCTCATAGTTAAAGCCGTTTGTCTTTTTGTTAATTCACTCATTTAAACCACTCCTAAAACATACTACATTGTCCATCTATTTCTTTTGACTTTTTAATAGTGTCACCCATCCACCATTTATAAATATCTTCTCCTGTACTCCATTCATCACAACTAAACCCTTTTTTCTTTCTGTACTCAACCATTTTGTCGAATGATTTTATATATAATTTCTTATATTTCGGATATAGTTCCAATTCTCTTTTTTGACCTGCTCCTAGAGGGCAACCAATGCAACCTAGCCTGTCCCAACCTTGGTCATATAACTCGCAATATGGGATATTTTCAGTCAATATATAACTCCATATCTCATTTTCTGACCAATCAACAATAGGTCTAACCATTATTTTATTTTTATAAAAGTTAACCATTTTTCTTTTTGATCTGCTTTTACTTTCTTCCCATCTTACACCAGTTATTACTGTGTCCCCTTTTTCCCCTGTTCTTTCTTTAAGTTCATCACAACAATAACGAGCCAATCGAGTTGGTGGTATTCCCTATTAGAAAGTAATGACCACATTGTTTTTATTTTTCCTTTGTTCTCCCCACTTTTCCAAGTATTATATTTATTAAATATAACCTTTGGGTATCCTTTTGACTCTGCCCAAGTATTGAAAATATTTTTAATATATTGAACTAACTCGGGTGGATCTACAGAAGTTAGAGAGTATATAGGTGTAAAATCTATTCCACTTTTAGCTACTATCAAGTAAGTTACTATACTATCCTTCCCACCACTAAAAGCTAGGATATTATTTTTTGTTTTATCTCTATTTTGATATTCTATACATCTGTCTATAGATATTCTTTCCTTTTCTGTTGTATCAACTATTGGTTGATATTCTTTTCTCTTTTTAACTAACTTTATCATCAAATCACCTTACAAAAACTTATTGCTTTTACTTTGCTTATGTTTGATACTTTTCTTTTTTGAGTTTTATTATTATGTCTTACTGTTTCATATCCAAACTCAATAATATATTCATTAATATCTATTCTGCTTTTTATAGATTTTATATGTTCCATAACTACCTCTTACGCCTTTACTTTTACTATTTTTCTACCTGTATTTCTTCCACTTTGTTTTCTGCTTTCATTTTTTAATACTGTCGATACTTTTACACCTAATTTATCAGCAAGCTTTTGAGCCGTTGGTTCTATTTCCAACGTAAATTCGTACTCGTCAGATGTTACTGACAACCATAAATACCTACTCAATATAATCTTTCCCCTTGTAAGGCTCTTACAACGTCCTCCATGTAATATATTCCTCCCTCACTATGCAAGGTCTTACACGCTCTTGTAACTTCTTCTGTGGGTATTTCTAGTATTCTTCCTATACCTTCAAATACTGTTTCATTGTCTAATATGTCATTTTCAGATATAGTATTTATCAATTTTTCTTGCAATTCCTTTTTAAGCTTAACGTCTAGCTTATGACCATGTTTCCCATGTACTCCATAAGTTCCTTTATGGCAATCTATACACAAATTAATTAAATTTAACTCACAATTCTTTAAAGCCTTTGATTGACTCCTTTTAATAATATGGTGTTCTTCTATAATTCCACTTGCTCCACATACCGAACAAATACCTGTTTTAGCCATTTTAACCCTCCATTAACTTATCAATTCTTTTATGTAGTTTGTCCCATTCTTTCTGTCTTTTTTGGTCTTCTTCTATCGCTTGAATTAATTCTTTTCTATTTTTAGCTTGTTTAATCTTTGAAGGTTTTCTGTTAATATTTTCTGCTCTCTCAAGTAAAGCATTTACAAGCAAATATTTTGCTTTATGTTCTGTTATTAAAAACTCATGTTTAAATTCTTTTATCAATTCCTCTTTGGTCATTTGATTTAAATACTTTTCTACGTTATCCATGTTTACCTCCTGTATATGTTAGGGGCAAAAAGCCCCTATATTTTATAATTCTTTTTTAATAACTCTTTCGACTTCCACCCAACTTTTAAGGTCTTTATCGTAGTTAAGTTCAATAATTTTATTCCCATCTTTAGCATAACAAACAATTTCTGTTTCCTTTTCTGATACGTTACCGTATAGTCCCCTTATTTTATATCCGTATCTTTCGCATATTTTATCTAACATTTTTAAAGCCTTATTCATTTCTTATATCTCCCCTTATATATCAATTAATCATTTACTATAGTTCAATGCACCACGGTGCTTTAAAATAATGCATACCATCTTTACTAATTGCTTTTTTACTACTTATCGGAAATACCTCTAAAAGGTCAAATTCATTTGCTAAACACTCTTTATATTCAATATTTTTTAATTCACATACTTTTTTATACTTTTCTTTACTAAAGGCATATCTTCTATTCTCTTCAAAGTGAATAAGTATTTTTTCATTATCCACTTTTACTAGTTCTTCTTTATCCTCATAACAATAACTAGGATTTACTTCAAAATCAGTAAATTCTCCTCTTACATATCCCAATTTATCATTAATGATTTTCACTGGTTTATTATTTAAATTATCAATCCATTTCACACCAGTAATAAAATTCTCGTATTCAATCCCCAATTCTTCTCTATATGTTTTATTTAGTAACTCTTTACTAAATCTATATCTTTTGCCAACTTCAAACTTAGCTGCTGCTTTTATCCCTCTTAACTCTAAAATCTTTTCATCAATTTTCTTTGCTATTGTTTCCATATGTTTTTACCACCTTTTTCGTTATTAATCGTCATTAACTTCAAAATTACTTAAATTCAACTTTTCCTTCTACATTGTGACCTAAAAGAAAATCTGTAGAACACCCGAATATATCAGCTAAAAAAACTATCTGCTTTATCCTTGGCTCTGCTATTCCTCTCTCCCAACCAGATAATGTAGTTCTTGGGATTACTAACCCTTTTTCTTTAGCTAGTCTTTCTACATCGTCTTGAGTAAATCCTTTTGTTTTTCTTGCTAGTCTTATATTATTCATTCACTCACCCCCTTTTGTAAGGTGTAGTAACCTCATGTCTATATATTACTCCCCCTTTTAACGATTGTCAACACATTTTTTCGATATTTAACACATTTTAATTATATCTTAGTTCTAAATCAGCGACTTTCTGATATTTTCCAATCCAGGAAATTTTAATTGTTCCAGTTTCACCATTCCTTTGTTTTCCTGTTATAACTTCCATTATTCCCTTTTCCTCTGTTTCTTTATTGTAATATTCATCTCTATATGTAAAGTGTATGTTGTCAGCGTCTTGCTCTATACTTCCCGAGTCCCTCAAGTCTGACATTATTGGTCTATGATCTGCCCTTTGTTCACACGCTCTTGATAATTGAGATAATGCTATAACACTACAATTAAGCTTTTTAGAGAGTAACTTTAATTCTCTTGATAGATAACCAACCTCATAATTTTTATTGTCTGTTTTCAATCCACTATTTATTAATTGCAAGTAGTCAATAATTATTATATCTACTCCACCCCATTTTTTAGCCATGTCATAACATTCTATTTTTATGTCTTGCCAGTTTATAACACTATCATAAAGCCTCGCATTATTATCTATTTGAGATAATGTATTAGTAGCGTTTATAATATCAGCCCATTCACTTTCATTTATGGCTCTACTTTTTATCTTATTATTTTCTATACAAGATAAGTTAGACAACATTTTTTCATAAATTTGTTCTTTTGACATTTCCAAATTGAATAATAATACCTTCTTTTTATCTTGTCCAACATTAAGAAATATATTATTAACCAATGTACTTTTACCACTTCCTGGTCTACCTGCTATTATAGTAAATTCCCCTTTATGTAGTCCCATTGTTTTTTTATCTATCTCGCTTAATCCTGTAGAAATACCCGATAATTCGCCACCTTTTAAATACCCTTCTTCTATTTTTTGTAATGTTCTATTTATACCTTCTAATATACTTCCGTTGTCTTTATCTTCTTCTAAATGATTAACTTGATCAAGTTCATTTTGTATATTTAATATAATATCCTCGTTAGACTTTTCAGCCCCGATATCTTGTAATATGTTTTGTTGAAGTTTTATTATTCTTCTCCTTTTTGTACACTCTTTCAATTCCTTTATTTTAGCTTTTAAGTTGCTATCTGTAGTGTATGAATTCATTACATCAGTAATGTAACTTATACCACCTGCTTTATCTATATCCTCTTTTAACAAGCTATATATCATTGGTATACTTACTCCCTTTTCCTCAAGGTATAAAGTTCTTATAGTTTCAAATAGCTTTTTATTCCTGCTGCTATAGAAATCATCACTATTACATTTTGATATTATGGTTCTTATCCCATTGCTATGTTCATTTAATGCTACTGCTAATACATCTTCTTCTAGTAAAATATTTTGTGGCATTGCTTTAAATAATTCATCTTTCATCTTTATATACTCCTTTTTGGTGTTTCTCGTCTTGTTTGAGGTATTTGTCGTCCTTCTAAGGATAGATTTATCGTTTAAAATATTAAACCTCTTAGAATTGACGACAACGCCTTTTAAAGCTATAGCTTTATTTTCTTTAATAATTCATCTAAGTTTTTAGGTTTAGATGTATTTTCTTGTTGTTGTCCCTTTGCTTGTTCTCTTAATTTATTTAAACTTTTTTCTTTGATTTTTTCTATATATTCATCAGTAACTGGTTCATACTTAGGTGCTTCACCATATCTATTCTCTACTGGTTTTTTATTATCCTTTTCGTTTATACTATCTCTTTTATCTATGTAATTCCCTTCAAGAACTTTAGGAAAGTTATTTGGTCTTATGAACCAATCAAATGTAATTATAAAACTATTTACTCGTCCCATTAAAAAGTCGGACTCTTTTATACTTTTAATAGCCCTTAATACTTCATCTAGTCCGTAATCTCTAATTCTAACTTTTAACATCTTTTCTCTATTAGTATTTGGATTTATAGAAACTAATTTATTAATTCCTAATTCATTCCATGTATCTATTACTTTTTTCCATCTTACTTGTGATTTTTCACAAGATATATCTTTAGATATATTATTATTATTATTATATATATATATATCCTTATTGTGTTCTGTTTCAGCAATGGGTACGTGTTCTGTTTCAGCAACATGTCTGTTCTGTTTCAGCAATGGTACGTGTTCTGTTTCAGCAATGGGATTTATGGCTCTATATTTATATACTTTTTTAGTTCCTTTTTGTTCTACTAAAACCTTCTCTATATATCCCTTTTCAACTAGCTTTTTAAGAACTATATTTGTATTTGAACGTGTTATACCAAGCCATTCAGCCATGTAAGATTGACTATTACAATAGTAATTAACTCCATCTTTTGTATATCCATATAGCAAAGAATATAAAGCTAATTCGTTACCTTTTAAACCTAGTTTTGTTTTCATCCACCCATAAGTTATACTAAAATCATTATCATTTATCATATAAAAGCACCTCTATTCTTTAGTTTTTAGTTAATGTTTTGTATCTGTATAAGATTACAGAACCGTTTTTATAACTTACCTCCTTACTCAACAAACCTTTTTTAACTAGCTTATTAATAGCTATATTAGTATTTGTCCTTGTAAGTCCTATTGATTCTGCTATTTCCTTTTGTGTACACTCTATACCATTTCCTTTTTCACAATAAGAGTGTATAAGTGCATACACCATTAATTCACTACCTTTTAAATCCAACTCATTTACCATCCACCAATATATTTTAAAATCCATTTATTATTACCTCCGTGTTATAAATTATACTACGTTTATGAATATTAATCAACTCATTTTACGTTATTTGTCGTCAATTAACATAAAATTTTTCTTAGGTAATCAAGCCCTTTTTGAGTAACTACAGTTTTCTTTTTTACTTCTCCATATACAATTTTATCTGTTTCAACTAATGAAAAGTAACCACGGTCTACATAAATTTGATATGGTTGGTTATGGTTTGCTCCACCGGTCTTTAAAATCTTTCTATCTCTTAATACTCTGAATAGTATGTTACGCCCATATGGAAGCTTTAAAAGTTGTGTGGCTTGTCCCAAATCTATCAAATCCTTTGTTTGAGTAACTTTATCGTAAAATTCACCCTTTGGTTTTAAATCTTCATTCTCTATTAATAAAGCTTGAGCCTTTCTCTCAATAGCTTGTTTCTCTTCCTGTTCTTCTATCCATCTTTTTGCTCTTTCAACTGGATCTTGTATCATGTAACTATCTTGTTTAATTGCTAATTCTTTAACATTAAAATATGTTTCCTCCAATATATCGAACTGCTCCCAAGCTTTATCTGTATCAAGGATTTTGCACATTCTACTTGCACCTTTTTCAGTCCATAAATATAATTTATTAACATTGTTAGCCACGACATGAATATCATTCACTTCGTGCTTGAAATTTCTTAATTCTTCTCCAACTAATAAATAATAATGTTTACCTTCAACAAATCTATATTTGTTATTAGAAAAATTCTTTACTATATTGTTTTCTTCTGTTCCATAACATTCTGCTAACTGTTTAGTTGTTAATACTCTTTCATTTTTGTTTTTTAATACTGTTAATTCATTAATTTTATTTGCTACTTCTAATTTATTCATCTGTATCTCTCCTTATTACTCTATTGTTACTAATTCTTCAAAACTTACATTAAGTATTTTCATTAACATAACTATATGTTCTAATTTGGGAGTTCTATTATTTTTTTCCCATCTGCAAATAGCTACTGTTGTAACTCCCATACGTTCAGCTATATTATCTCTTGTAAGTCCTATATTTTCTCTTTTTTCCTTTAAGTTTAATTTTATTTTCATATTATTGCCTCCTTAATTGTATTACCATTTAGTTAATTATTTGTCAACGATATTTAATCATATTTTGTGTTTTTTATCGACATAGACTGTAAAAACAATCTACGCCGATATTACTTAAAATAGTCCACATGATAATTGTGTTTTCTCTAGTTGAGCTTGGAAATTTTCCTCATACTGTTCTAGCTTGTCCCTCAAGTCCTCATTTTCTGCTTCATACTTTAACATCTTATTTTCTATATCTTCTCTTTCCTGCTCTAAGGCTTCTTTATCTGCTTGAAGGTCATTTATTATTTTATTTTGACCTGCTATTTCTCCTTTTAAATCTTCAACATACCTTTTCAACTCTTCCAATATGTCGCACTCAAATACATCTGATAACCTTTCTAAAGACGATTTAAAATCATAGGTATCTAAAGTTATTATTAACGTGTCTTTATCTGTAGTAAGGCTTATTTCAGCATTATTACCCTTCTTATAGTTTACATTAACATTTTGATTAGTTAAATTAATTGTTTGTATCATTGTTTATCTCACTTTCTAATTATTTTATCATTTATTCTCTTATATACTTCGTTATATTGGTCTATATCTAAATCCTGTATGCTTTTAACGCCATAATCTTTATTTATTATACTTAATATCATTTTATGGCTTATATTAGCTTTAGAGCCTAAATTAATTAAGTCTGTTTCATCTTTCTTTGTAGCCTTTGGTGGTAAAGCCCAAGATGGTAATTTAGGTATCTTCCAGTAAATTGTTTTTCTTTCTTTTGTTAAAGCTTTTTTCCATAAATGTTTTTCTTCTTTTGGTGGTGCTTCGGTACTACATTCGGCAAAATTTTCAGTTAAGTTATATAAGTATCTGCCTATACCAAAACCACTACTAGCACATCTCTTTAATGCTCCACTTATACCACCTTTGAACGGTTCAACGTTTGACTCACTCGCTCCATCTTCTTTATATATCCAAATACCTTTTTCTTTGTCATAAGCACTTATACGACAAAGTATATTGTTATCACCGTTACAAGTTTTATATTCAACTTGCCAGTTATTCCAACCAAAAACTTTATCAAGTCTATTTTGTATCGCTCTAGCTTGTACATAACATAGAACCATAGCCCAAGGCTTTCCGTTGCTTAGTCCACATTGTTGAACTCTCCACTCTATTTCATTCTCATTAAATGGCTTTCTTAACTCTTCTTGTATATTCATTTATTATTCCCCTACCTTTACAGTTATATTTTCAACTTCTTCTATATCTATGTATGGTAATACTTCACCATCTGCACTAATACCATTTTTGAACTCTTTCTTTATAGTATTTTTATCTAATGAGGTCTTTACAGTAACACCTAGCCCACCGTAATTATCATTTAGATATTTACTTAATTCCTCCTCGTTAGTGTAAGTCCACTTTTTAGTTTTTCGACTTGATACTTTTCCGTAAGGTGTATTTAATTTAAATTTTTTATCTTTAGCTTTCTCTTTGATGTAGTATTCCATTATAAGCCCTTGGAAATATTCTTCATGTGCTTTTATACCTTCTAACTGATTTTCTTTCCAATTATTTATAGTATCTATTTCTTTTTGTGCTACTTCTTCAATTTCTTTTCTCTTTTCTGTCAAAGCCCTAAGCTTTTTAAAAGCCCATAAAGAACCTTCTAAATTTTCAACTTTAAAACCTTCTTTTACTTCTATATTATCTAATTCTTGACTAATAAATTCATTCATTTTTAACACGCTCCTATATACTTAATACTAAATCTTTGGCAAGTGATAAAGAGTCCTTAACACTATAACCATTAAAATATAACTCTGTTACTTTAGATAAATAATCTTCTGTAATTCTATTTTCTTCATATTCGTACATATTAGGATTAAATATACCATGATATTTTAATTTATTTACCCTAGAAAAAATAGTTTTTACTGTACGATCTAAACTTAAAGCTAGTTCTTCATGTGGTATTTTCCCAAAAAAATTTACTATGTACCAATCTTCTTCGCTTGTAAAAGGTTCAAATTCTTTAGAATGTAATTCCTTATTGTAAAGTAAGTAGTGCTTATTATCATATATCTTTTTTCTACCTCTCTTTTTTTGAGCTGCTGCTAATTCTTTCATGTTTATCTATCTCCTTGTATGCTTCTAATATTCTTTTGTCAAGTTCTTTACTGTCTATTGATAATCTAATGTTGTAATTCATTCTTTACCTCTTTTTATGGTGTTTGTAGACTTTTTAAGTAATTAAAAAGGTCTATATATACCTTTAACTGTTCTTCTCTTCCCATTCCTTAATCCTTCTTTCTACTATTTTATTCTTAGTTGTACAATATAACTTTGATAGTGTAGGTAAGAACTCTATAGGCAGGTTGCTTTCACATTTTTCTATTGCTCTCAATCTATCTCTAGTTATATTTAATTGACTTGCTACATAAGAAAGGGAAAGATGTCTTTCTTCTCTTAGTTCTTTCATAATGCTTGTCCCTCCTTGCCTATATTATGCGTTATTTATCGTTAATAGTAAAAGTTTATATATGGTTATTTAGGTTTATTTTTACCGTTTATATTAAATTAATTACAACATACGCCTAATTGCATATTTTTTCGCCGATAACTGTAGAAAAATTCGCCGATTGTGGTATAATGATTTTCAGAGTAAGAAAGAAGGGATTTTATAATATGTCAAGTAAAATAAATAGAGATAATACAGTAAATAAGTTGGGAGAAAAGGTAAGAGCAATTAGAAAAGATTTAGGATTAACTCAACAACAATTTGCTGAAAAGTTAGGTATAAGCCGTAGTTATTTAGGAGATATAGAACTCGGTAGATTAAAAGGTAATAACTTAAAATTTATAACTTTGTTAGCTGAATTTACTGGTAAGCCAATGGAATACTTTATTGATAACTCTTTAAAAGTAAATAGTATGGATTTATTAGATGGTGCTTTAGATATGATAATTAAAAGAGGTTTAACAGATGATGATGGAAATATAACAGATGAAATAGCTAAAGGAATGATATGGGATATAATAAAAAAAGAAATAGTAATCAAAAAGAAAAAACAAGGTAATTAATTTCCTTGTTTATTTTTTAAGTATTCATATAATTTTAAATATTCTTCCAAAAAGTAGTCAATCCCCATCAGCACCATTCCTTGTCTTTTTTTAAGTTTAACATATTTAATTTAAAATTTCAAATAAAAGGTGGTATTATGTATAAAATAGCTATTTATGTCCGAAAAAGTGTGAAAAGCGAAAAAAACTCTGTTTCTATTGATACACAAATAAAAGTAATAAAAGATTATTTTCTAAAAGAAGGTGAAAAAGAATTTGAAATATTTATTGATGATGGATTTAGTGGAGGTAATACAAATAGACCTCAATTACAAGAAATGCTTGATAGGGCTTTGAAAGGAGAATTTAAAACAGTAGCTTGTTATAAACTTGATAGAATGGCTCGTAACACTTTAGACTTTCTAAATATATTTAATATGCTAAAAGAAAAAGGAATTGACCTTGTGTGTGTATTAGATAGTTATGACGCAAGAACTCCAGCTGGTAAAATGATGATGACTTTACTTGCTTCTATGTCTGAAATGGAAAGAGAAAATATAAAAACTCGTGTTACTTCAAGTATGATTAATTTAGCTAAACAAGGTCGTTGGACTGGGGGGAAAATTCCTGTTGGTTATAAAGTAGTAATTATAGAAAACGGTAAGTATTTAAGTTTAGAAAATAAAAATGTAATTAAAGAAGTGTTTAACAACTTTTTAAATGGTTTAAGTATTCGCCAAATAGCAAAGAAAAATAATTGTAGTACAATAAGAATAAGAGAAATGCTAAAGAATATAACATACCTAAAAAGTTCTATAAGTGCTAATGAGTATTTATCACTAAATGGTTATGAAGTATATGGAGAGCCTAACGGAAAAGGTTATTTGCCATATGGAAAACGTAGCAATAAATTGACTACGATAGCTGCTGTAAGCCGACACGAGGGCGTTATAGATTTACCTACCTTCGCAAAGGTTCAAGATGTATTAAAGGGATATGGTGGTCATGTAGCCCCTAGAATAAGCACTTTGACATACTTAGCCCAACTAGTATATTGCAAGTGTGGTCGATTAATGATAGTAACGTGTGGTACTAAACGAAAAGATGGTACTTTTTTAGTTTATTTCAGATGTAAAAATAAAGGTTGCTCTCGCCTTATTAGAGCCGATTTATTAGAAGACGATATATTTACCTTGTTAAGTAGTGGCAACCCTATATACGCCGAGAATGAAGAAAATAAAGATAATACAAAAAAGATTAATACATTAAGAAATGAAATTAAGGAAAAAGAAATTATTTTAAATGGGCTTATAGATAAACTGGCACTTGCTTCTGATAAACTTACTCCTGTTATTCTTTCTAAAGCTGAAAATATAGAAAAAGATATACAGGATCTATCCAACAAATTAAATTCTTTGGAAATAAAAAAAGTTCAAAAAGTGGATAATTCAAAAAGGGAAGACATACGTAAATTCTTTGTAGAAAACTTTAAAAATCTATCATTAGAGGAAAAGCAAAGATATATAAGGAAAGTAATAAATAAGATAGTTATAGATGAAAATGAGATAGTTATATATTAATTGTTATTTGGAGCGTATAGGTGAACCTACAAAGTCAAAATAACAATTAAAAAAAGAGGGTACTATTTACCCTCTAATTTCTTGTTTATTTCATCTAATTTTCTTATAATAATCCAGTTCTGATTTATTAATATTTCATTCTGTTGTATTAAAGTATTTTGTATAGAGTCACCTTTTAAAATAGCTTGTACTTTCAAGAAAGTATTTCCCGCATAGTTTTTTAATATATCTCTTATAATATGTTTATCATCTTCATTTAACTTATCAAGTTTACTATTTCTCATATAATTTTCAATTAGTTGTTCTTTTTCTTCTTCTTTTCTTTTCTTACCACCAAACATTTTTTAACCTTCTTTCTTACAATAAAAAGAGATAGTATTAATATAACTCTCTCTTGTAATAATTATATTATAGATATGATTATATCATGGTATGGTGTTTTTGTAACTTTAAAGTTAATTTGTTATTCTTCACTATAGCAAATATTTAGTTCGTTTCCTTCTAAATTGTAATCATAAATACTATCTAAACCTTTTTCAAAAAACTCTTTTTCTTCTTCATCAGTAAGAGTTAAATGTATATTACAAGTTTCAGTACCCATTTTACCAGCTTCCCAATATTTTTTATTAATTTCTCTTTCAATTCTTTCTTTTAACATTAATAAAACCTTCTTTCTAATATTTTTAAGTACCTCCTTGGTACTCTTATATATTAACACTTTTCCGTGTTAATGTCAACACTTTTCCGTGTTATTCTTTTATAAATTTTTCAATCCCTTTTCGTGTTATAAGCCAAGTATTTCCACTTTTACGATAATCAACTCCTTCTTTAATTTTTTTATCCTTTGTAGGGTAATTTACATATCTCTTTAATCTTCCTCTAAGAAGTCCGTAAGTGTCTTCTGCTTCTGTAAATGTCATTACTTCATCAAGTATATTTTCCATAGTTTCCTCCTATTTTGATAATCTTAATTCTAAATTCATTAGTCTTTTAAATTTTTCATAACTATCTAAATATTTACTTGTTAAAGGCTTAAAATTGTCTATAAAAAATTTAGCACTTTTTTCTGAATAGATTAATTCTTTTACTTTTTTCAATCCATTTCTATTAACAATTTCTAATGCATTATTTCTTATTTCTTCTGCCCAAGCTACTTGTTTTTCAGAACCTTCTAATTCTTTTAACTCAATTGTTTCAGCTCCTTCTTTCGAAAGGAATGATAAACACAATCCTAGTTGAAATTTATAATCAACTTCTGGGAATTCTCCTTTTATTTTTCTAGTTAACTCATGTGCTTTTTTCATTAAATTCTTCATGTTCATCATTTCCTTTCCTTCATCTTATGTATTTATTATAACACCTTTTAGTGTTAATGTAAACACCTTTTAGTGTTAATTTTAAAATATTTTTGAACAACAAAAAAGCTAGTATATAGATACCCTAGAACTTTCTATACACTAGCTTTTCGCAGAACTACATACATATATATATTTGCATTAAGTATAAGTTATTGAAAATTTTTTTATAAAAAAAGAGAGGGAAAACCCCTCTTTCTTTGAAAATGATATTTTGAGATAAACAAATTATACGATAAATGAACATGTTAGAATACATTATTATTATAATATTATAATCCTAGTAAAGCACTCCAAGTTCCATTACCAATTATACCATCATTTGATAAACCTCTTGAAAATTGAAAACTTTGTACTGCTGACTTAGTGCCATTACCAAAAATACCATCAATTCCATTTGTATTATAACCTAATGATACAAGCTTTCTTTGTACCCATCTAGTTATATTCCCAGTTGCTCCTTGCTTTAATAGTGGACAGGCTGATAATGTTAAAGCTCCTGCAATTCCATCTTCTACTAGAGAATTACCGTTTTTATCTCTAAATCCTTGTATATTTAACTCTCTTTGAAGTTCTAATATATCATTATTTAAAGGTTGATGTGGTGTATTATTACTTTCTTGCCCTGTAATCCCTCTATAAATAGCTTCTGCAAAATTATCTGCTGCATACATTCCCATATCGTGAGCGTTGTCTATAAAACAACATTCAATTAACATTGCAGACATATTAGTATGATTTATTACATATAAATTAGATCCTTTAATTCCTCTGTTAGTATAACCTAAAGAACAAATACTATTTAATATGTTTCTAGCATATGCATTCTCTTGACCTTTATAAGTGAATACTTCTGTTCCTGTTCCTCCACCACTATTAAGATGGATAGATATATATAAATTAGCCCCCCAATTATTAGCATTATTAACCCTAGCTGATAAGCTTTCATTTACACTATTTGCACTATCTACCGATACTATTTTAACCTCATAACCTGCATTAACTAATTTGTTATATAGTTTGTTTCCTATTTCTCTTGTGCAATCCTGCTCTCTTCTTCCGTTACCTTCTGCCCCTGTATCTGCACCCCTTAAAGTATGCCCAAAATCTAAAGCAATCTTCATAATATTTTATTCCTCCTTATTTGTTTGTTTCTTAACTTGATCAACTAATACAGCCGAACCCGTAGCAAATACACCTTGTATTGCTCCATCTATATCAAAACTTACAGAAAATAGACTTATTAATATACCTAATGCTAAAAGAACCAAAGGTATATATTTATCTTTTATAAAATCACTTTCTTTTAATATAGTTCCTACAATATATAAAGATCCTCCGATAATAGCTGATTTTTCAGTCATTCCTATTGATAAATCCACGCTAACACCTCTATTTTTTTAATCCGAAATAAAGCCCCAATATTCCAATAACATACAGTATAGCCTTTTCTACTAAATCCATAGTTATTTTATTTCGGTTACTTTCTCTTAATTTTTCTTTTTCCTTCTTTTCATTATCATATTCAGCCCAACGACCTTTACAATATGCTTTTAGTTCTTCTATATTAGTTTTAGTTATTTTTTCTATTGACTTAGTACTATTAAGTACGTCTTTTATATCTCTGCTGATAGTAACAAGTTGTAAATCAGTATTAATTTGTTTTTCTGATACTGATTTTATAGTGTTTTTAACTTCTTTTAATTCTCTATCATATTGTAAAGTCTTTTCCTGCATACGGGCTTCAATATTAATAACTTTTTCCTCGATTTCTTCAATGTCCATTTATTTCTTTCCTCCCTTCTTTTTGGAAGAGAAGAATAATTTAATTCCACCTACTCCACCTCTAGGTAATAGCCATTTAACAAACTTATTCCAAAGGTATTTCATTGTATACACCCCCTTCCATTACTCCATTATTTTGTATTTCTTGATAATTTCGTGTAAGATAAGGCGTATTATAATATAAAAATTCTCTGACACATACTACTATTGTAAAAAAAATAAAAAAGCTTCTAATTCCAGTTTTTAAAACAGATACCATTTGATTAAACCTCTTTTCGCTTTCTGTACGCTCTATATCTAAATGCAAGAAATACTGTTTTTGTTGTTGTTCTATTACTTTTAAAATATCTTCTTGCATAACACACTCCTTTTACAATTTTTATGATACTAAAAAAAAGGGGGGAAACCCCTTTTAAAGTTATTTGAATATTTTACCCTTCATACTTAACACGTTCTAAAGCTTCGGATATAGTAACTATTTCCCCTCCTAAACTTTGAATGTATTCTATTATACTCTCTAAATTTTTAAATCCTACTTGATTAGAACCAGTGAAACTTTCAGCAAAAAAATTAAATATACATAACCCGTTGTCTGCAATAGTGTTATCTATTTGTGATTTATAAGTATTTAAATTTGTTGCACTGGTTATTTCAGAATACAAAATATTATAATTTTTTGATAATGGGACTTGGTTATATTCATTTGATGAATTTTTTATCAATCCATATTCGAAATATTTTTGTACATTAGGTATTAAGCTAGAACTAATCTTACCATTTGGATAAAGTAAAATGTTTTTTGTATTACTTTTATATTTTTCTAAACATGATTTCATACTAGATAATCTACTTTCTATATTACTTGAAGTAAGTTGTTCAAATTCAGTAGGGATAATATCCCAATTATCATTTTGAAATTCTAATATTTGAGAAGTTGTAAGGTTTTTTCCCTGTTCTGTATAATCAAATTCTATAGCTAATGTCCCTTTTATACCTAATTTATTAAAAAGAGGTTTTGTCTTTACGTAACTTGTGGCTGACATTCTACACTTATCTATAAATACAAACATAGGTGAACGACTAAAAGTATTATGAGATATTTTTTTCCATATATAAACTGGTAAAGAAGGTTGAAGTGTACTTGTTTCTGTACTTTCTGTATACCCTGCTACTGCCGTACTATGATTTATTCTATCTTCTGTTATAGAATTGTCATAAGTAGAACCACCTATTCCATACTCACGAGTACGGTCAGTTTTAAGGGTAGTAGTTCTATAAGCCATCTTTGTTACATCATTATCATAAGCCCCTATTTCAGCAAAAAGATTATCTCCTGCATTATGATAGTGTCTTTCTGTATACTCTCCTACTTTTTCACCTAAATTAAATGTTCTGCCATCATTAGAACCTACCCCCATCAATACTGTACCTTGTCCGTATGGTTTCCATGTACCCCCGTAGTAATAGGCAGGATTAGTCGAGTCTTCTGTAAATATAATCTTTTTAATAGGGAATATTCTATTAAATAATGTATTTATAAAATTATCTAAAGTATCGTTTCCATTTCCAATTAATACTTGTTTACTGTCTGTTTCTGGGTGATATATAATATCTCCTGTTTTATTTTCCATTACTGCACGTTTAACAGTTTCAGTTTTTTGTGTACCTTGTTTTGTAGTTCTTTCTTTCTCGAACTCTTCTGATATAGCAAGATAATTATTTTGAGTCCTTAAATGTTTATCTCCCCCGTTATCTCTTTCAATCTCTTCTATCCTGCAAGTAGTAAAATCATAACTAGTTGCTATACTTCCATTTTCAAGTTTTACACCATCTAAAGCAAATAAACCTTCTCCATAGCTTTCTAACATTCTAAATTTAATTACTAACTTATTATATTTACTAGAATTAAATTTATATATTAATTGTTGCCAATTTAAATTTTCTGTATTTACATCATCAACATATGCTGACTCATCAGAACTATCTCCATAATCAAGTAACCTTTTCATTCTTGAGCCATAATCAAATATATTTGAAATAGTACCCAAATAAACTGTTTCTGTTCCATCTGTAGCCGATATATCATATATAACCTTACAATTACTTACTACCCTATGAAAACTTAAAGTATAATTTGTATTTTCTATAAGTTCTATTTCTTTATAATAACTTAATTCAGTAGCAAGTTTATTACTTGCAGTTTTTTGATACATATAAGCCCAATTGGTGTCATTATTATAAGGTATTACTTGAGGTAGTGTATAGCTTGAAGAATGAGGCTTAAATCCAAAGTCTGAAACATGACTAGCCCCCATATCCAAAACTAATTTATATTCCCAAAAATCGTACCCTACATCATCAAATTGACCATTATATAGAATGTTTTTAGTATCTCCTAAATTATTAGTTGCTTTAGTAACTACATCAATTTTATTGTTTATTTCTTTTACTGTATGATTTTCTATATCTTCTAAATCTTTTTTTACTTGATCAGCAATTTCCTTACTCTTATCTATTAATATTTTATTATCTTCTATTAACTTTGAACCATCAACAAGGGTATCTTTTATCTGTTCAATTTGATTATGAATATTTTCAACTATAGAAGGTAAATTGTTACTTTCTCCTGTACTTTCATCAAGTACCCCCCTAATTACATTAATTCTTAAAGGGAAAGAATATAAAACCCTCCCATCTGAATTTTTAATTAAAGTTTGAAATTTTGCTTCTCCGTACGCTCTTGTACAATCTGTAGGAAGTGTTATTTTAATTATATTTTTTATAATAGAAATACAATCCTCTTCAATTATTGTTTTTGTATCATCTGCCTTACAAAAATCAACTGATACAGTACAGTTTGTAAAATCCTTTGGTGTACCTTTGAAATACGTATTTATTATTATGTCTAAATCTTCTAATTGATTACAATCTTTTCTTAGATATTCATTAGTAGATAAATCTACATCATACTCTAATATTCTCATTTTTATACCTCTCTTTCAAAAACTAATTTATTATTTTTAACTTTATAATAATCCCTATTTCTTATAATAAACTCGTCATTTTCAACTATTATAAAATCAATTATCTTTGAATATATCTTTTTATTCTCTCCAAAGTAATCCATACTTTGATGTCCTGTACAAAATCCTGTTATTTCCCCAGTATCTTTCAAATAAAATAAAGTTAATTCTTTTTCTTGCATAATATCAACCTCCTATAGCCGTATAACTAAATGTTAATTCTTTTTGATTTTCTGCCCCTACACTATTTATAGCCGTCCAATATCCAGTAACTTGAAAAGTAGCATTTGCATAGTTATAATTATGTGCTTGTAAATATATTCTTTTCATATACTCGTCAGCTAGTCCCCCTGCCGTATCTACTGTATTTACTACAACTGCAAAAGAATGACCTTTAAATGACTCGGGAAGTTGTATTGTTACAGTTGAAGGATAAACTCCTGCACTTCCTCCTACAATACCACTACCTACGCTTATATTAGTTAAATATTCACGCCCATTTCTATAAAATCCGTTTGCATTAGCTTCTGTGTAACCATCTTTGTTATGTTGCCATCTACTAAATGAATTTGTATGTATAGCACAATTAGAACCGTTTGTTGCTCCTATTTTAAAAGTACCTTTATTCAAATCTATATCTATAGAACCATCTATTGATTTTATTAAACACGTACTTATAGTTCCTGCAATTAAATAATCTGCTACAAATCCCTTGCCTGTCCCAAAGGTACGCCATAACCAAGGACTATTTTGATTGCTTGGGTCTTCTTTTTCTTCTGCTATCATGAAGCCTTTAGTACCTAAAGCCATGGCTCCGTAAAAGTCTTTATTTTCTCTATCTGTACATTCAAATAATATTGAATAATCTTTTTGATTTTCTGCCTTATCAACTGTAGCTTTTAGCTGATTTTTTAAAAGGTTTATAGTTCCTTCTAAGAAGTTAGCATTTAATCCGTACTCATTGAAAAAACTTTGTAGTTTCTTTTGGGAATTATTAATTATAATTTGCTTATCAGTTAAATTATTAACCCTAGAACCAAAGGTATATTTATTTTTGGTAGGATCATCATATAAATCTAAAGTTTTTGATACAATTCTGTAATATGTATCTACTTCAAAACATGGATTAATAACCCTTACTGTATCTCCTAAATAAAATTCTAAAGGTGTATTATCTTCAATTTCTGCAAAGGTCAATTCTACACTATCAGTAATTAAAGATAATTCTTTTAATTTTTCTTTAGCTTTTTCTAATAATATACTTGGTTCGTGTACATCGTCCCATGTGCAAATAGTTTCATTCCTACCAAATACTTTTATAGCTTCTGTATTTTCAATATAATCTTTACCATCATTAACACTTTCTATAGTTATTCTGTTTCCTACAGGGCTTTCTTGTGTAGTAGCTTCTATAGTAGCACCTAAAGGAATTAAAACAGTAGCAATATTGGTAAAGTCGGGATTATTTTTATAAGACAACATATTTTCACCAAATTTAATAGTCTTTTCTGTCTCTTCTCCCATGTCTATAGTGTAATCTAAGAAGTTAGTACCATTAAGCCTACGAACTCTTAAAAAGCCCCCTAGCCTATTAGGTAGCCTATCAAATAAAAGGCTTAAAGCGTCTTCATAATTTGACATTCTATATACTGTTTCATCTACTGTAATATATCCAGGATATATTTTTTTATAATCTTCCACTTTATCGTTGTATTGGTTTAATATATCATTTATAAAATCTCTTACATTGTAATCGTGGTATTCCTTGGGTCTTATAGTTACATCATTTAAATACCCCATCACACCCTCAAATATAAAAGTTTTAGATATTGTTGTATTCATTTGACTAACTGGAGATATTAAACGTCCATAAAATTCCTCGATACCTAGTTCATTAAGAACTTGTATATGAGATATTTTAGGATAAAAAAGATTAAAACAAGGATTTTCACACCCAACAGTTAAAGTGTAAGAAGGTACCGAGTTAATTTCTTCCTTGTGTGTACCCTTAATTAATTTAGGAGCTTCTTCACTATCTATATAATGATGTAGTAAGTATTTATGATCTCCATTTATAAGATAAACAATCTTTCTCATAATATCCCCCTTTCAAATTGAATATTTAAATTTATAGTATCTCTAGTTAAAGAAATTATTTTATTTTCTCCAATTTCAAAGACTATATCACTTATTATATTTTCACCTTCTGTAAGAAGGTATTCTTTATTTTTAAAAGATATCTTACAATCCTTTGACACCGTTAATATAGGGATTACTGGCATTTGATAGCCATTTATAATAATCTCTTTATTATAAGTTAATATAAAATCGCTATTATATTGTTCTGAATATCTACGGAAAGGGTAACAATCAAATTCTATAGAAAGATTACCACTTATTTTACAAAGTTGATCAAGTTCACTTACATTAATACATTTAGCTAAAAAATATGTATTTTCCATACCTTCTAATATTAATTTTTTATATTCCGTAGGTGAATAAAGCCAATACAAAAGTCTTGAATGTAAACCGTGTAAATCTTCTAAGCTATCATTTTCTATATTTAAATCAAAGGTTATTTTTCTATGTTCAAAATTAGAACCATTTATAAATGAATAATCAACAACTTTACTACTAAAAGGTATATCAATAGTATTCTGCTTTATTGATGGGACTCCTATATTGTAATTTGTAATTACTAGCTTATCCCCAAATTCATCAACGGTATTTTTACCATTAAAATCAAACCACATTAATATCACTTCTTTCTATTTTAAAGGGCTGACTATAACGCCAACCCTCTACTATTTAATGAACTTCTATTTCCTAGTATTCTATTTGTTGAAGTTGCTACCACTTCACCATCAAGGGCTAAACTATTATTAATTATAAATGTTTGTGGCTCTCCTCCTGCTACATTCCTACTTTGAATTAATTGCCTGTTTTCCTCGGCAGTTAAAACTCTTTCTCCTTTGTGAAGTCTAGCAGTATATCCATCATAAGGGACATAATCCAAACCATTGAAATGGCTTCCATCTGCACTACCTGCACTAAATCCACTAGTAAACGAGTCTTTTATTTCTCCAATAAAACCACTTACTTTATTTTTAACCCAAGCTATACCACCCTTAAATCCTTCCCAAAACGAATGTATTGCATTAAGTCCAATATCTTTTATATGTCCTGGAAGTCCTTTAAAGCCGTCTATTATAGCATTAAAAGTATTACTTGCTCCTTCTCTACCTTTGTTATATATATCACTACACCAATTACTTAATACATTGTACGCATTATGTAACCATGCTTTTATACCTTCTGGAAGGTTTTTAAACCAATCTATTACTGCTCTTACTGTACTACTAATTCTTTCAACTGTAGTATTATAAGTATTTATACACCATTCTTTTATAGACTCATAAGCATTTGATACCCATGTTTTTATACCCTCGTACATTTCTTTAAACCAATCACATACACTATGTACCACGTTAGGTATAGTTTCAAATATGAATGTCTTAACATTTTCTCCCCATTGTTTAATTACTTCTAAAGCTTCCAAACACCATTGTTTTATATCTTCTATTAGTTGAGGTATAGTTTCAAAGAAGAAAGTTTTAATATTTTCTCCCCATTGCTTTATAGTAGATAGCATTTCTCCTAGTTCGTAACCTATTTCATAAGCTAAATTTTTAAACCAATCCATTATTATAGTGTCCCAGTTCTCAAGGAAATATTGAACCCCTTCAACCACACTATTAAACCAGTCTGTAATACTGTTCCATACTTCACCTAACCAAGTTGTAACACTACTTACCAAACCACTAAACCAATTAGAAACACTATCCCATGCACCACTTAACCAGTTACCTATATTACTTACCAATTCAACAAACCAATTAGATACAAAATCCCATAAGGCTTTTAATCCTGCACTTATAACATCAAATATAAGCTTAAAAGGTGCTAAAATTATTTGTATCCCTGCTTTAAATAAATTAACTATTAAGTCAAAACCATTTGATATAATATCTCCTATTGCTCCGAATGTATCAGATACTATATTTTTAATATCTTCCCATAACTTCGACCAATCTCCATTTAAAATATCAGCTATTATATTTATTAGATCTACAAATATTTGAGTAAATCCTTCTACTATACTTTTTATTGTTTCTATAGCTGACGAAACAATATCTTGTATCCCTAAAAAGTTACTTTCCCATAATCCTTTTATGAACTCTAACCCTATAGAAAATACATTTTTCAAACCTTCTATTAAGTTTACTAAACTATCTCTTAGTCCCATAAAATTCGTTGATACTGCAACTACAAACGCCCCAACTGCTAACGCTACAAGTCCTAAAGGTGATGTTAGCCCTGCTATTGCTTTACTTAATAGTCCAAACATTCCCCCTGCTTCACCAACAAATTTAGTAACTACCCCAAAGGCTACTTTTAAACTTACAAAACTTTGTATTAACTTTCCTGTTACTAGCAAAACAGGACCAATAACACTAGCTATTAAACTTGCTTTTAAAATAAATTCTTGAATTTCGGGATTTAAATTTGCGAACTTATCAACCCATTCTGATATTTTAGTAACAAAGGCTCTTATATGAGGTATTAAAACCTCGCCTAATTGAATAGCAACCCCTTCTAATTGAGATTTTAAAAGTGTTAATTGACCACTTAAATTATCTTGCATAGTTTCCGACATATTCTCTGCCGCACCATCACAATTATAAATTGCTTCTGTTAATTTGTTGTAATCTTCTTCACTAGCATTGATTATAGACAACATTCCTGCCATAGCTTCTTTTCCGAATATTGTACTCGCTGCACTTGCCTGTTCTGCTTCTGATAATGAACCCAAATTATTTCTTAACATATCCATTACTTCTTTTAAACTTTTCATACTTCCATCAGTATTGGTTATACTAAGATTATAATTATCCATAGCCTTTTTCATGGCATCAGTTGGACTTGCCATATTTGATAAAGCCGTTTTTAAGCTTGTCCCAGACTGACTCGCCTTAATTCCTGCATTAGCCATTAATCCTAAAGCAATAGAAGTATCTTCTGCCGAAAATTTAAATGCACCTGCCAAAGGGGCAACATACTTAAAGGACTCTCCTAACATTGATACGTTAGTATTAGCATTGCTTGAAGCACTCGCCAAAACATCTGCAAAATGTCCCGAGTCTTCTGCTTTAAGTCCAAACCCTGTTAATGCATCAGTAACAATATCACAAGTACTTGCAAGGTCTAACCCATCACTAGCACTTAATGCCATTATCCCATCAATACCATTTAACATATCGCTAGTTTTCCAACCCATCTGTTATCCTAAAGGCTTTTTATCCTCTAGCTCTTATAGTTTCCTATAAGGTCGGCGTACATTTTCACTCTCGTAATTACGTTAGATTTTCAGACTAGCCTATATCTAGTCGTGTTCGACACTCTTGGGAGAATTATATTTATTCATCTCCTACGCTCTACGGTGCTTAATAGCCTTTACGCAATCTATTAAGTTACCTCGGTGTTAGCATATTTACATAATTTTAAAAATACTATTTGAATTTATTTAAATAATATATTATTTTGTCTTCTCTCTCTTTTGAATAGAATTTTTGCTCTTTATACCAAATAACGAGATATTTGTAAACTTAGCTTTCGCCGATTTTGCCGAATTTTAGATGACCCGTTGTGTTAAGCCATCGCCATATAAGTGAATGCATCTGCTGACTCTTTAGCCGAGAATTTGGTTTTAGCTCCCATTTCTTTGGCTTTGTCTGTTAATTGTTGCAAGTCTGAACCAGTAGCCCCACTAATAGCACTAACCTTTGACATTGAGGTTTGAAAATCATCTGTTACTTTTACTATAGCCGCAGTAAGTCCTGCAACTGGCATTGTAACCGACTTTGTTAATGAAGAACCTACTGACTCAAGTCCTTTACCTATAGTGTTTAACCCTTCCATCTTTTTAGAAATTCCACTTGCAGTTTCTTGAGCCACATTTACGGCATTATTCATCTGATTTCTAAATCCTGCTAAGTCAACCTCTATTCTAGTCAGCAAAGGTGCTAAACTAATTCCATTAGCCATAAGTTAAACTCCTTTCATTTTATTTCTTATAGCGTTGTAATCTGCTTTAGTTTGTGTTAATCTCCATATGTTTTGTAAAATTTCTCTTCCTTCTTCTGTTTGTCTTAAATTGTTAATCCAAGTATCTCTTCTATACAATAAATACCTTCCATAAGGTAGATTTTCAACCTCTAAAATATTTAAACCAGTATAATCTGAAATAGCTTTTTGTTCGCCTGTACTTACAAAAAAAACCTCCTCCCAAGGGTCTGTGGGGAAATACTTGTCAATAATAGCTTTCCCCACTTCTCCACTAGGTAGAGGTATTCTTAGTTTGGGTGGTTTTCTAATTCTGTTATTACACCACTTATAGCGTTAATTATCGTAGTTATAGCCCCCATTGGTAGCCCTTCAAGTTGACTTTTTGTAACTTTTATTTTTTCTGTATTATTAGATAATATTTCTGCTAATACTTCAAGTTGCTTGTCTATGGTATCAAATTGGTTATCTGTATCAACTGATACTGTACCCATTTTTCTAGTCATTTTATATGTTGGTTGTGATACATGAATAACATTTCCAAATAATTTTAATTCTATTCCTTGATTTAATATTTCATCTATATTTACCATTGTTGTTTTCCCTCTCTCTTAATTAATTAAATTTGACTTTTTACTGTAGTAATACCTACACCTTTTACTTTATTTTCTTTGTTTATTTCAACTATTAATATATTATCTCCTGTACTTGCAGTAATTTCATCAGTTCCATTCCATTGAGTGTAATCAGATATACTAACAACCTCATTTAAAGAAGGCTTGTCTATTGAACTACTAGAAGTTTTATATAAGTAAGCATTATCTGTATATTTTTCTGGTGTTACTGTTATCTTTGTATCTCCCGAAGAACTACCCGCAACACTAGTTACAACTAAATTCTTTAATACTTCATAGCTTTCTGCTTCTTCATCTGTCAATTCTTCTTCAAAACATGCTAAGAAATTTTTAATTTTTTCTATTGCTTGAAATTCTGAGTCAATTACTGTTTCAGTATCTGCGAATGTAGTAGTAAATCCATTACCACCTTGACCAATCATAGTAAATCTTACTTTCTTACCGTTTTCTTTTTCATGTACAAATCTTAAAAGTACATTAGTTAATTTATTACCACTACCCCCAAAAGTTAATGTTTTAATTTTCTTTTTAGTATCAACCTCAACTTTTACTGGGGCTAAATATTTAAGATTATCCATGTTCCAAGTTAATAAACCAGTTTTAGCAGTAATTTCCTCTTTAGTAATGAATGATTTTACAATTTTACCGTATGAGTTTTCTACATTATACTTCGTAGGTTTATACTCAACTGAAAAACCACCTTGAGTATGTCCAACATTATTATCATCTATTTCTATTTCTTCATCAGAAGGGATTTCTTTACTAAATTCCATTAAGTAAAGTTCACCTGCTCCTAGGATTACCTCGTCTATGTCTTTTTTAGCCATTACTTCTATACCTCCATTTCAAAATATAAATATGGGATATTTCCCACACTTGAACACTATCATTGAATAATTCTCCTCCTCCACTATTGTTGCTAATAGCGTGGATATTATCTATAACTAAGCTTTTACTATCCTCTTCCATGTCAAAGACATTATCAATTAAAGATAATAACTGTAATGCTTCGTATTGGTCATCTGATATAGCTTTAACTTCTAATTGACTTTGCTTTATATGTCCCCCTGTAATCGGTGTTATTGTATATGTTATAAAGGGGAAGGTTTCACTAGCACCAAATACGGGAAAAACTTTATCCTCTCCAATGTAAGGAGATACTATCTCATTTAATTTATTGCAAATTCCTACATCAAATAAATTTGAACTTTCAATATCTTTTAACAACATTACTCTGCCAACTTTCTTGAAATATTTTTTATTTCCTCGTCCCTTGCTTTTTGTAAGAAAGGTTGTGGCTTTTGACCTCTTGTTATGTGCCAACCTTTATACTTACCACCTTCTGCTTTATATTTCCACGGTGTTTTACGACCATTTCCATCTTTAGCATATAAACCAGTTCCATTATGTACGTATGGGGCGTATTCAGATGTATTATAATTTGTTCCAACTATTTTTAAAAACGTTCTTTCTACCTTATAGCCCATACTAGCACGTAAAAGTCCTTGGTCTACAGGACAATTTTGTTTTGCTTTTCTATCAATAGAAATTACTACTTTATCCATATTTAAGGCTACTTTGGATATAATTTGAGTAGTAGAGTCGTTAAGGCTCTTGACAAAATTTGAAATATCTACACTACTACTCATTACCTTTCACCTTCTTTAATAAGACACTTTTTTTTAATCTTCCTACTGGTTGTTTTTGAAGTGTATAAACTTCATTGTTATATATGATCCTGTTCTTTTCTTTATCAAGTCCATTGTAAAAAGTAATTCCTACATAATCACTTTCAGTATATTTTAAACTTTGAGTGTTCTTTAATTCATCTGTTAAATATAAAGCCATCTGTATATCCTGTACATTTTCCCACGTGCTTTTAATCGCCCCTGTGGGGCTTTTCTTAGTGGTTCTTTCCTGTACAGTTACTAAAACCATATCACGTATCATTTAGGTAACTTCCTATAATGCTTTAATCTTTTTAAAATGTCGGGTGATATACCCTCTTCATAAGTAAGAGATACCCCCTCATGACTTTCTGACTTTATACCTTCAGAACCTAATTTATTTATTCTACTAAGACTCAATTCTTTTATTATATTTTTACAACCCGTAGGCATTTCAGCAACTTCTATATGAACTATATCAGATACCATGCAACTTACTTCATTAACTATATCTTTTAATAAATCTTCACTTATAGATTGTCCTTGTGGATAGAGTTTCAAACTATTTATTATTTCTTCCATATTGTCCCCTTTCTAGTAGCAAGGCAGGGGAAAACCCCCTTATTTACTACTTAGTGTTTTTACCTAGTTTAGTAGTCTTTTCTACTCCCTTGAACTTAGCAAGTACTATCTTTGAAGGATTAGTAATAGCAACACCATATATTTCATCAACTGATAACTCTGTTGTTCTGCTTCTTGCTTTTCTTTCTGCTTCAAGATTTATATTTCTCTTAATTAATATTGTAAATGCAGGAGCATCTTCTTCTGCTTCTTGATCGTTGTTAAGTTTTATAATTGGATTAACATAAAAAGATTTTGTATCATCTAATAAAACCTTTCTTGATGGTACAATTCTAACTCCTCCAATTTTTCCAACTTCTCCTGTCATCATAACTTGACCACCATATTTATTTTGGTCTATAAAGTCATCATCTTTTCTAAGGTCTGTTAATTGTAATGGATTTACAAACATAACCTTTTCAGATGGTACTTCTTCATAAAATAGGTCAGTAGCTTCTACTATACCAACATAATCAATATTTCTTGCTGAACCATCATATTCTAAAGTGTTTACTGTGTATAATGCTTCTAAACAGTCATTATCAATCTTACTTGCTATAGCCATTGTTAATTGGTTTGTAGCTTCACCAACTGGATTACCATGTGCTGATAATACTGCTTCATCAGTTAAACCAACTGCTTTCATAACCTTTTTAATAGACACTTGAGTGCTAGAAGTTTGTAAAGAAGTAATACCACATTCTACTCCTTCTGCTACGTCCTCTGCGTCCCCTATGTATTCATAGCATGGGATTGTTTTAGTGTCCCCTTCTGCACCTTGTAAAGTTGTATCAATGTAAGCAAAAGGTGTAACTCTTATTTTTTGTGGAAGTTTGGCTCTTATCATATCTGCCATAACTTCGGGATTAATTAGATCCTGTAACTTTGTTATTGCCATTTTTAATGACCTCCTATTCTGATAATTCTTTATATAAAGAAGGTTGTTCTTGATAAAGCTTTACCCTCTCTCTATAACCCATTTTGGCGAACTCTTCTTTTGTAACTTTCGCTTGACCTTCTCCATCATTTGCAGGTGGAGTCCCTTTCAAGGCAGGTGTCCAAAAATCTTTATATTCACCAGTTTTAAATTTTTCTGTTTGAAGAGATATTAAATCTAAGTTTTCTATTTCTCCATTTTCATTAACTTTTATATCATCAAGCTTGTATTGACCTTTAATAAGTTCGGCGTGTTTGCAATCTGATAATTGACTATTCAAAGCGTTATCTATAGCCATTTTACGTATAACATTAGCGTTATTTTCTTTAAGTGTAGTTATTTGAGTTTCATAATCTGATATTTTAGTTTGCAACCCTTCTACATCAGCATTGCTTTCTTTTAAAGTAGTTATTGTTTCATTAGCAACTCTTAACTCTTCTTCTATACTTTCCTTTTTAGCCTTTAACTTATCGTATCTAGTATCAATATTTTCATTACTTGATAGATATATTTTTTCAGTTTTCATTTCAGTTTCTACAGATTTTATTTGTTCATCTGATAAACCTACTTTCTTTAATACTTCTTTGAAATTCATGTTTATATCACTCCTAATACGTTTTTATACGTGTTCACATCACTTGCATAGTGTTTAACTCCTTTTAGGTTGTTTAACGTCTTAAAAAGGCAAATAAGACATAAAAAAGATATATAGGATTTATTACCTATATATCAATTTTAACTACTATATTAAATTCAAACACTTTTAATAAACTTTGTTTTTCTCAATGTAAATAAGCCCTTAAAAACTGCACTATTAAAGCAAGTGTAAAATAAAATACACTATATACTACATACAACTTTAAAAATAATTGTATAAGTAAACCTATAAATTTTATAAACTCTTTTATATTATCCA